AATAATAAGTTTATCTCCACGCTCTAGGTTCTGTAACTGTTGCATAATATCAAATTTCAATTGCTCAACATCTGTAAGCGGTGTGTGCAACACTCTATCCATATCAATCTTAAATGAATCGAAATAGGATTGTGGTGTTCCAAATTCTGAATCATAAAACAACAAAGCAGCCTCAGGATATTTTTCCATGTATGATTTTGCCATCAATAAACTAAATGCTGTTTTGAAATGTTTCGATGGTCCTGCCCACATTGTTAAACCTGGTGTTAGACCACCATCAAGGCGACCAGATAACGCAAGATTAATAACAGGAACACTTGTAGGAATCATATCTTTCTTTGTGAAAAATTTTGATTGCGAAAGTATTGCTGAATCTTTGATTGTGCTATTCTTTTTAATTTTGTCTAAAATACTCATTGTTCACTCCATAAATTGTTCAAGTGTTTTATACTTGGTTGCAAATTCGTAATCTTTATCTTTAGAGAAACACCAAACATTCTCAATAAAGTTTTCTTGTAAAAACTCTGATAGAGTATCTGATTTTTTTGGTCTCTGTTTCATTTTCATTCCAATCTGTCCTAAGAAATGAAAGTCTTGTTTCATAAAATCAACTAACTCATCACAAACATTATATCTCTTGCCTTTGATAACAGGGTCAATGATATTCATCAATATAATTCCATCGTCACTCATCATACCAGAAAAGTTTTTTAATGTCAAGAAGAAAAAATTGTCTCGCCATAATTCATATGTGTCGTATCTTTTCCATGATTGTAAGTCTTCACCTTCACCGCCTTTGTTATATAACTCTGTTGCAAAATATGGTGGCGATGTAAAATAGCAATCGAACTTGATTGGAATATTTGATAAGTTCAATTCCTCTGATGGTGATTTAAAAATCATAACTCTTTTGGCACCAACGCATTCAAACGCATCACCAAATACATTCATCTGTGGCATCTGACCTGTTAAGATTCTTTCATAAGTTAAACACATCAACTTGTAAATTTCAAATGTTGTTTCATTAGGGTCGCAACCAATATAAATCTCTGTATTAGGTGATGCATAGAAAGCGGCAAGTCTATCACCCCAACCACACGATGTATCTAAAATGTTTTTGGAGTTTGTTGCTTGATATATCGCTTTAGCAACATGGGGTTTAAATTGTGTAGCAACATATGAACCTAGTCTAAATGTTGCACGATAAGCACCCATATCAAGTTCTTTTGTTCCCATGCGCCATAAAGTCCAATTCAAGTTCTTCAACTTCTCTTTATCTTTCCAAATGTCTATTGGCGCTTCTCTATTATATCCTGCACATTGATATCTAACCGCCTGCATAAAATAATTAGAAACATCATTGTAATGATGCCCTAATTGAATGGTAAACAAACCAAAGTCTTTATATGGATACTTGTAATCAGAAAATTTCTCCATACACTCAACATCATGCATATAATAATTGATGCAATCATCAGCACAAAAAGAGCGAAACTTTTCGGCCATGTCATTGAATGAAATTTTTCTAAAAGGAAACTTCGCTTGACCATCTACAATGATGTTAGCAAGTTCTTCTTTTATTTCGTCTTTAGAATGTTTTTCATTCAACTCTTTCCATTCTGTTTCATTCAGAATAGGAAGATTGTATTCATTCAATTTAGAATTTAAATAATCATGCAAAGAAGTCATCTAATGTTGCTACCTGTTCAATTTGCCAACCAACGCAATTACACATTGTTCGCAAAGGTTCTAGAAAAGATTTATTAAATTGTGTTTCATAATCAACATAATCGTGCAAATTTAATTCTTTTGGAATTTGATTGATGAATGATATCACATTTTCTTTAATCGGATTAGGCATCTTCAAATAAAGATACTTGATTTTCTCACCCTCTTTAATTGGATTATATTTCTTTTCAAGTTTCTTTTCTTTGAGAATATGATTATGTAGTAGGGCACCACGAACATGAAATGGTGTTCCTTTCGTGTAGATTGAAACACTAGATGAATATTTGTCAATACCATTTACTGAGCGAGGGAAAGCAACTTCTTCAGCAGGAAGACTAAAAAACTCATCTTTAGTTTTTTCAATAAATTCAATCAAAGCATTGTTATCTTTCTCTAGAATAATTTCAATCGCTTGTGTTAACATTTTACGAACAGGCGCAGGCGTTGATGATTTAACAGTCTCAAGACCAGTAATCTTCAATTGAGGTTCAGAATAACGAACACCTTCGTTGTCATACACATTTAATGCATATCGTTTCTTTGCAGTCCAGAAACCACGATTGGCAATGCTCTCTCGTTTCATAAACATTTTTTGAGAGTAAGCATTAATATATTCTGCCAAGGCAGTATACTCACCATCAATCACATTTTGTAATTTACCTTCACAAACTTTATCTAAGAAATCAACAACTACTTTATGTTCAGGAATATTATCACCATAAACTTTTTCGACAAACTTTTCTAGTGTGATATACAAAGAATCTGTATCCATTGCAATCACATAATCAACATCATCTGTTGCAAGAATTTTATTCAGGTATCGATTCATGCCATTCATAATCCATTGAATAGACAACTGCCCCGCCATTGTGATACCTTCTGCTTGGCGAATATCAAAGAATCTAAAATACTCATTACCTAACGCACCATAAGCAGAGTTCAATCCAACTTTCTTCGCCAACTGTAGATTCTTATACTTAGCAATCTCAATTACATATTTTGCATCTTTTGTTTCTTCATATTTCTTTTGTGCCTCAATCATTTTCTTTTTATAAATGACACGACCATCATACATCTTTTGCATAATCTCAGGCAAGAAACCTAGAATATCTGTTCGAAAGAATTGACCATTTGGTGTTAGAGTAACTTGTTCAGATGCCAACACACTTGTATCAACTTCTTGCGAGAGCAATTTGTCAACATTGACGCCTGAAGAAATAAGATTACGCAATGCTGGTGTATAGTCTTTTGGTTCAACCAATGTCTCTGGTGAGATATTGTATTGCATAATCAAATGTGGATAAAGACTGTTCAAGTCAAAAGAAACAACCCAATCAAATTTACCAATTTGCGGGTCTTTAACAAACGCACCTTCATATTGCGTATCTTTATCGTTTGTTTTCTTTGGTGGAATAATAATATTCTTTTGCTTCAAATGATTGTAGGTAATTGTGTCCCACATTCTCACTTGAGAAAACACATCGTCAATATTTGTTTTGTTGTCGTAGGCAAGAGATAGTGCCATAGAAATCAATCCATTTGCTTTCTTACCTTTCACATTAATCATCTCAACAAGTTCAACATCTCGAATGTTATACTCAATATATTTTTGAAAATCTCTTGTGTATAAATCATGCAATGAATCAAACTCATCATAATTTAATTTAGCACCGACACCTTCTACTTGTGCAATATGGTCAAGTCGATAGGTTTCTTGTGAATAGTTTGGCGCATATTTTCTGAATAACTGCAAGTAGTCAAGTATAGCAATACCAACAACATCATAAAATTTAATTTCACGATTATAAAAGTTCTCCGATTTTTGATGAATAATATTCCAAGGCGAGAATTTTCTCGCTTCATCTTCGCCAAGAATTCTTATTGTGCGATTGACAAGATAATACATGTCAAACCCTTTAACATTCCATCCAGTCAACACATCAGGATAATTGTCTGTCCAATAAGTTAAAAACTTTTTTAGCAAATTATATTCATCGTCACACTTAATGTAATCAACATCATCACGGTGTGGAACATAATCACCACAACCGAATGTAACGAAACGACCAACTTTAGACAGTTTGATTGTAATTGCAGTTACAGGTTCTCTCGCATATTCTGGTTCAGGAAATCCATTGTCTGAGTTAACTTCAATATCAACATATGCAACATTGATATCAGAAATATTCCAATCAATTACTTCTTCTTTGTGTTGTTCTGAAATAAAAACATATTCAAATTTTGTATTACCAAAAATGCTGAACCCATCAACATTTTCATAATTCTTTACAAATTCTTTTGCTTCTTTAATAGAATCAAACTCAACAGGTTCAAGAATTTGACCGTTGAGTGTTCTATATTTGCTTTGTGTTTTTTTCTTGCTGTTTAGAAATAGAGTAGGTTTGAATTCTACTTTTTTCTTTACTGGTTGACCGTTTTCAATCCCACGGTAGTAAATATAATTTCCAAAGCAACGAACATTAGTATAAAATTTTGTCATTTAGGAATCGCTGTAGCAATCTGAATACCTGAACCGAACATTCTGTTATAATTGTTTACCAAATCAATAACAGGTTTAGTTTTAAAGTATAAATGAGTTTTGCTTACAACGAAAGACTTTTCTTCGGAAAATTGTGTCCAAGGCAACATCTGAACATTCATTGTTCCATTTGCTTGCGGAATAGTTAAAATGATGGCAGGTTTGCTTACTGTAATTGTTGTGTCAGTTTCGTTTTCTAATTCGGCAAGAACATCTTCTCCGCCAACGAATCTGAATAGATATAGTTCGTTCATATTATCTCCATTAAATAAAAAACCGAGGCCTTTTAGACCTCGGTGTATTCTACATCACTTGTTATTTTTTGTCAATAGCAAGTTCATCTTCAGTCAAAAATTGCTTAGGATTATCTGCCGCAAACTCTGAGACTGTAGAACCTTCATCTGCGATATCAATCTTGCGTGACTTCTTTGATTCTGGAATAATACGCTCTAAGAAAACTTTAAGCATACCATTAATCATTGAAGCACCTTGAACAACAATTTGGTCATCAACAGCGAAACTACGGGTAAATGCTCTTGTTGCAATTCCTTTATAGAGAAATGCTTGAGTATCATCTTTTGTCTCACCTTTGATAATCAATCTATCATTCTCAAGAGTGATTTCAATGTCCTGCTTACCAAAACCTGCAACGGCAAGTTCAACAACATATTTGTTTTCTGCTTGCTTGTAGATATTATAAGGAGGATAATTAGGAATGTTTTTTGTCAACTCATCGTGCAACTTTGCCATCTTATTAAATTGGTCTTCGAAACCAACAAAGAATTTGTCAAAGTCTTTAAATGCGTTTGGATGCAAAAGTGCATCAGGGACAAATTTAGTTAATGAGTTCATATTACCTCCCTAATTACTTAACTTTCAATGCTTTTTCAAAAGCAGTTTGAACAGTAGATGTAAAGGTATCAAATTGATTTACAAATTCTTTAGCGAATGTAGTTTGAGCATCTACAAAAGTTTGTAGAGGTTCTTTAACTTTTTTCTCTGTTACGAAAGTGTTTAGAAAAGTAGTTTTTGCACCTTGAATGGTGTCGATTGCCGTAATGGCTTGTGCTGAAATTGCGCTCATGTTTTCTCCTTTAAATAAGCGAGTTCAAAAAATGCTACCCCTAAGGCGTAGCGGTTTATTGGTGTTTATTGTCTGGCACACCTTTGAAAGCCAGTTCCCATCCCGAGGGGAATAAAATTATTTATACAACTTTTGCTTTTTTTCCGATATTATATTTCGGAACAAGTTCCCACTGGTCTTTCTCTTTATGAGACAAAACCTTAATTTGTGATAATGGTGCTTGGTTTGTAACAAGTTCTTTATTTACAACACTAATCAAACCCCAATCTTCTAATAACTTTGTGATTGTGTTTCTGCGTTGAAAATCATTTTCTTCTAAGTTTGCTTCTTTGCCGTCTAATGCAAATAACTCTTTGAAATGAACAATGAAGTATCTGCCTTGCTTATGTAGAATATGGCAAGACTGATATAGTTTCATATCTTTACGGGAAGCAACACCAATGCGTGTTAGTGTCTCACGGACTTTTAAGAAATCGTCCGGTTCTCTAAGTTTCACCTCGACCATTTCATTAGGATTCCACTTTTCTTCAATCATTTCTTTCCACCTTTTTCCAATTTTTCTTTTATAGTTTTTATATTTTCATCGGTTAAGATTTTGAGTGCTTGTTTTGCCTTCTCGTCACTATAACGAAAATATTCTTTAACATACTCTAAGTCATCAATTTTGGCCGATTTAACCCATTTATTAAATCGTTTTTTCTTACTAATTGTATTTAGCAAAAAGGAAAATTGAAGATTATTATCAAGAAAATTGTGAATATTCATCTCATTTGCTTGCAAAACCGTATCCATGTTCATGCTTAGACCGAGATTAATGATATACGGCTTATATTCTTTTTCTGTTAAGTCATCAACAATTAATTGTTCTTTCGTTTGTGAGATAGCATTAATAAAGTCAAATGGCGTCATCACTCAAACTCACACGAAATCATAACTTCGGTTAAAAAGGCAACTAAATTCACTTCTTGGTTTGCTACAAATGCCGCTTGATATTGATATCTAGCGAGAAGCAAAATTGCTTCAGGAACACTCTGAGGTTTAAGAAATTCGGAAAAAGATTCATACATCTTTTTGTAGATAAGAACAGGGTCTTGGTCTGTGTTGTCTGCGGCCCACTTTCTAACTTTTGCAAAGTCTTTTGATTTAAGGGCACCAGTTAAATCACGAATATTTGTATCACCAGCAACAAGAATGCCAGAATCAATCTTACCTGAAACTGAATATCGTTGAAGTTCATTTAATACTCTGCGCCAATCGGGAAAGAATTTTTCAACAAGTGTGGCAACAACTTTAGAATCCGCCTCAACATTTTCTGCCGACAAAATATCAATCACTTTCTTGAAGAAAGTTGCGGCAATCTTTGGTTTGTCTGCTGGTTCAATTTTAAAATCTATAACTGAACAACGAGAATGTAGAGGTTCAATGATTCGATTTTTGTAATTACATGTCATAATGAATCGACATGTTTTACTATACTCTTCAATGAAATTACGCATTGCAGGTTGAACGGTCTGAGGATTCAGATAATCTGCCTCATCAATAATCACTACTTTTTTAGAACCAGTTAAAGATACTGTTGATGCAAAACCTTTAATTGTTGTTCGTAGTGTGTCAATAAGGCGCCCTTCATCTGAACCATTAATCATGAGAACATCATAATCAAGTTCATTACAAAGCGCCTTAGCGACTGTTGTTTTACCTATACCTGGACCACCAGAAAGAATCAAATTAGGAATTTGTCCTTGCTCAACAAACTCTTTAAAAGTTTGTTTCAATTCTTTTGGTAGAACACAATCATCAATTGTTTTTGGGCGATACTTTTCAACCCACAAAAAATCTTCACGCTCAATCATAATAAAACCTCACAAAGTTAAACTGCTGAAAATAAACGACCTACAACATCAAGATATGATTCAGTAACATTATAGACATGGCCATCTGACATAACGATGTTTGTACCCTCTTCATACATTGCCTCATCGCATTTACCAATCTCAATTACTGCGACAACTTGAGTGGGATTGAGTGCTACACTTTTAATTCCCCAATCACGAATTGTTCTCAATGTTGGTGTAAAATGTTGTAACGACATAGTTTACCCCTTATTATATTTGCTGTCTTCTAGTGCAATCCAATATTTTAGTTTACGGTTCTTTGCGGTGAATTGCGAGATGTTCAACTTCGATAATTTAACTTCATAATCATCAGCAATAATCTTCCAATGTTCAGATTTAAAATTCATTTCGAACTTGCCATCTGAATCACATTCAATTGATGTATCGTAATTGTTTGAAGAGGAATTCTTTTTATCACGAACAGAAAGAGAAACACCATCATCGTTAGATGAAATTGTGATATCAGGAAGAGACATAACACTTGACGCTTTAAGTGTGTCTAAAATTGTTTGTTGCGACAGATTAAATGTCACTTCGCAATCAGGCATTGTAATTGATTTTTTAGGAACAACTAAGTTTTCTTTGTTCGCATAAAAATATTTACTCTTCACACGACCCTTAGAAAAAATCATATGTGTATCATTGAATTCAATATCAGCATCTTCAAATAAAGAGAAGGTGCTTAGAAAAGCATTCAAATCGTAGATTGCAACTTCAACAGGAAAGTTTTCTGCAATTTCTGCTTCCGCAAAAATGTTTTTCATGCCTGAAATTGTTTGTAGTTTGTTACCAGGATTAATTAGAATATTTTCATTGATTGTAGAAAAATTCTTCAAAATCTCTAGTGTTGTTTTACTGATTTTCATCGTTCACCTCTTTCGAATATAATATATCATGTTCATACAAAAAGAATAGGCAACACATTGCATGTGCCAAGTGATGGGTTCCCGATTCAGGGTCCATCTGTTCACCTTCTTTCCAAGCCCACAGATGCCTTTGCATGGCATCAAAGTATCTGCGTTTGGAATCTGGAACTATCTTCCAATTATCAGGTTCGTATTTCTCTGCACCAAAGGTCAATACCTTGACCATCTCTTTCAATGCAAGAGGTGGGATAAGTCCATATTGCAACTTACCGCCATCAAATTTTCTGCCACCTGTTGTAGCATTTTGTGATTCTTTAATTGTATCTCTATTTAATTTTTTCATCAACACTCTTATGAGAAAAAAGGGGCAAGTGCCAAAACACCGCCCCATTTTCACTACTTAGATTAAGCGGCGAATGCGCTGTCACCAAGAACTTTATGTGCGACAGAAACCATTGAACGAGTTGGGCGACCAGAACGGTATTCGACCGACTGCGAACCCTTGCGTGGGTTACTGTAGATGCAATAACCTTTTTGGCGTAGGTCATAGATTCGGGCGCTCATACGCTCAACACCGAACATGCTTTGTGCTTGTTTGGCGGTTAGAGTTTTACCTTCTTTAGAAAAGAAAGATTCAAGTTTCTCTAGTTGAGTTTTATTTGACATAATTATCAATCTCCATATTGAAATACCACGATGTAATAAAATCCAGAATGGCGTGGTCGACCACTCTGGATTCGAAACTGTTAATCAGTTTCTATATCATTAATGTATCAGAAAGGTTGTTCCTCTGCAACACTATTTTCGGTAGAAGTAACTTGTGTTGCATTCTCTTCCATTTGACCAGAATCTACTTTCGTATAGAGGTCAATGAATGCCGATTTCGTTTCGCTATCAAAACGATTGACACCGAGTTGAACTGCCTTTAGTTTATCTTTAAAGATTGCGTAACCTTGCACGATACGAACAAGGCGGCGAGTAGAAACAATCTCATCAATTGCACCTTGTGCAAAAGTATCACGAATCACATTTGCCCACTTAACAAGTTTTTCGGCAAAGTCAACATCATCGATACCTTTCTTTTCAAGTTCGGCAACAATAATTTTTTTCTCTACTGTAGCGGCAGGATATTCCTGTTCGATTGTAATTGCAAAACGCTCAAGGAATGCCTCATCAAGAATTTGTGCGGCAGAGAAACGACCATCATCACTACCACGACCTTTGGTATTTGCAGTAGCAATCACTTGAAATCCTGAGGCGGCGTTAATCACCTCGCCAGTCTTATCGTTAAGGAATGCTTTACCATCAATCACTTCTTGCAAACACATTAGACGGTTGGTACCACGGTCAATCTCATCAAGGAGTAGAACCGCACCACGGCGCATTGCTAACAGCACAGGACCTTCACGGAATACTACATTACCATCAATCAGAGTTTCACCACCGATTAGAGAATCTTTATCAGTCTCAGGACCAATGTTCACTTTTACAACTTCACGACCAAGATTGGCACACACTTGTTCAACCATCAAAGTCTTACCATTACCAGAAAGACCAGAGATGAAAACAGGATAGAAAATCTTAGATTGAATGATACCTTTAAGGTCATTGAAGAAACCAAAAGGAGCATAACCTTTAAATTTTTCAGGAATAAGGTTGGCAACATCTTGTTGCATTTTCGCTTGTTGCAAAACTTTTTGGTTTGGCATTTGAATTACTTGTGCAACCGCTTGGGCGTATTCCATTTCAGGTTCAGGTTTTGTCACTACAGGTTTTGTTTTAACAACTGATTGGCCGGCGTCAACACTCGGCACTTCATATTGACCACGACCAACACGATACTTATCATTAATAAAATATGTTGGTGTTGTGAAACCATTCTCATCGGCAAAATTTACAATCTCATCACGGGTTAGAACCGTGCCAGGTTTGAAACTTTGTGAGAGAACTTCGAAAAACTGTTTTTGCTTTGCATTCATAATAAAGATACCTTTCTCAATTTATACAGATATTATATCGCACTTCCACACATTTGTCAAGAGGGGGTGTTGTTTTTATACAACGCCCCAATCTCGCATTACGCAATCATTTCGGAAAACTTTGTTAACAGCACACGGTTTTGAACACGACCTCCTGTAAATTTTGCGAATTGTTTTACCATTTGTGATTTGGTTGCGGAAGAATCGATTGTCAAATCTTCATCATCACAATCAAGATTATCGCCACCTTTGACTAGGAAATACTCATCATAGCCAAGGTCGAAACCGGTCAACAATTTTTCACTATGGAACATTTTTGATTTTGTTGCAACTTCATCTGAATAACCAATCATACCAACATTCTCAGTAAGAAACTGGCGAATGGCGCCACGCTTGTCATCAAGAACATGGAAACAAATAAAATTCGAATCGTGGTTTTTGCGAATCAGTTTCAATAAACCTTTTGTAAAATTACATGCACGATTTGCACCACCATTGTATCCGAATTCTAATTCTTGTTCTCTATTGGTTTTGCGGTCACGCACAACCAAACGGCATTGGCGATGCGTTTGAATATAATATGTTGACTGAATATCTTTATTGGTTGTATTATCACGAACCAGAGTATTCACATTTTGCAAAATGTGACCTTCACCATCTGTAAGAATTACACTATGCACAATTTGTGCCTTTGTTTGTTTCTTGAAGATTGGCAGATATTGATTCATGAAAATCAATCCTTCATTCAAAGGTGTGCCTGACAATCTAAAGTATTCTGGCAACAGGTCATACGCACCACCACCGAACCTACGGCGAAAATCTGTATTAGATGAAACCGCAACATAAAACAAAGATTCACACATTGCGGCATAATCGGCAGTCTTCATTGTAGAAGAAAGCATACTCAACATATTGAATTGCTCAACTTCGAATTCGTTAATAGCAAAATCAGCGTTGCGTGGAACCAATTGAGAAACTTGCTCTCTAGTCAAATACTTTCCGTATTTTTGTTTGTAGTCACTAGTAAAGGCAAATACTTCAAAAGGAATAGAATTTTTGCGGCAGAATTGTGTAAGTGCAATCAATTGCTTTACTGTGCCGAGAAGATTAGATGCCATAGAACCAGACCAGTCAAGCATGAACAACAATGCATGGTTCTTACCTTCTGGCATATTAGTAATACGGAGAAAAATGTCATCGGTCAACTGATATTTGTGAACCTTTGTCATATCAAGTTTACCTGATTTTGAAACACTAGCACGGCGCATAAGGTCTGCCGATTTACGCATTTCAAATTCTTTTGAAAGTAATGAAACAACTTTCTTATTTTCTTCCATGAATTTTTTGTAGTCATCAAGCATGCTTCTTGGATAACAATGTGCCTCAAGTGCATTCTTATATGCGGAATTAAAACCAGCAACAACTTCACTAATCGGAACAATTACATTTTTCAAATTTAGTGTTGGGATATCAACATACGATACTTCCATACTAGATTTGTCAAGTAACAACTCTTCACGATTACGAAACTCTTCATCAGTTTCACCAGCATCAAAAGTCATCTCTTCATATTCTTCATCAGGCAATTCTGTGCCGTCATCAAAACTATTGTCAAGGCGAGTTTCCTGTTCATTCTCATCGGAAGATTCTTGAGTTTCTTCAACAGGTGCGGGTGATTGTTCCTCTTCACCGTCTTCACCATCATTCTCATCTTCGAACATTTCTTCTTCAGTCATGCCAGAAGAACCGTCTTCATACTGATTGTCAATTTCTTCACTATCGTATTCTTGATACTCTTCCGCTTGTTGTTCTTTTTGTTGTTCTTTTTTCTCTTCGTATTTTTTCTTGTCAAACGCATAAACTTCTAATGCAACAGCAAGGGCATCATTGAAGGTCATTGCCTTGCGGGCAAGGCCAAGCAAACGCAACTCTTCATCATTCAAATCAATTTTGATATGGGCGCCAATTTTAGTGATTAGATTAATTTTATCAATCAAATACAAATCATTCAAATTTTTACCATTGACACCGAACAAGTCTTTTTTCGCCAACTCGGAATAACCAACTTGAAACGAATAAACTAGACCAGGATATTTTTGTTTTACTAGTTTCTCAATGCGAACATCTTCTAAGACATTCATATATTGATGAGGAACTTTTGATTGGGTTTGAGTATCGTGATAACCGAACTCAGGTGTGAATAGTGCATGACCAACTTCATGCCCTAGCAAAAGGTCAAGAGTTTCTTCTTGCAAATCTTTTGACCACATAGGGAGAGTTAAGATACGCTCTTTTACATTGAACATTGCCGTAGAGACTTTGCGGCGCTCTACTGTAATGTTCTCAGATGCGAGAAGGCGAGCCAAAGCATTTTTGGACGCCTCTTTTTGTTTCATTTCAAGAATCATAATGTAACCTCTTCACATTCAATATTGCTAGTATAACTGAAATTGTTTTCCATGTCAAGTGTATTTATTGGCAAACAATTCATAGAGAATTTAACTCAGGTTTGAATTTGGCAATCAACTCACGCTCTCGGTCATGGGCGGCAGACTTGCCACGCACAATGTCAACCACTTCACGCTTGAAAACTTCGGGACCGTATTCACGGATTGACATGCACAATGCCCAATCAAGATTTTCTTTATAGGCACGACTGACATGTTTTTGAAAGCGGACTTTAACCGCACGGACTTTAGCAGAACCTTGTGCAACCGTCACACCAATATAGGACTCACCAGAGACCTTGTTGGTCAATCGATATATCACATGATTTCGGTCAACTCTTTTCTTTCTCATCATGTTATTAGTATAACACAATGGGCAGATATGTCAAGCGGAATGTGCCGTTTGTTGCACAAAAACAACACAAAAACTCACAATTTCACTATATGAAATCGCTTATTTTACTACTTTTTCGCTATATGAAATTAAGGTTTTCTGAACACAAAAATGGGTTCGTATTTCAACCAGATTCCGTTAACCTTACAAAAGTTTTTTGCTTTAGGTAAACCTGTTTCTGAATCAACTCTATTACCACCTGGCATTTGTGCAAGTGACATTTTAAGAGTAGACACATATTCCATACCAAGTTCTTTTAGAATATCACACGAATCTTTTTCAAGAGGTAAGATATCAGGACCAAATTTTGCATCAGCAATATTCCAAAGTAAATATCTGTCTGACGCTAACCAAGAAACTGCGGTTTCAAGTGTTGGTCGTAAAAATCCATTTACCCATTCTTGATACTGACCAAACTTTTTATATGATTGTGTTGGGTCATCTGAGTATGCCTCTTTAGCAAAGTATGGTGGTGATGTAAACACCATGTCTAATTTACCTTTGTATTTCTTAAATTCAGGAATGTTTTGCATCTCTTCTGAACCAGAGAAATAAAATTCATATGTGTTTGTTCCATCACCAAAGAATGAATTGCCACGATATGTTTTTGTGTTGAAAAAATTTGCTAGATTTTCATACTTAGATTTTTGACCTAATTCGTCTTCAATTTGATGGTCTGTATTTGGGTCACAACCAATGTAGTGAATGTGTCTATCATCTTTTACTGCCATTGCGCCAAGAATTCGACCACCCCAACCAGACGATGGGTCCCAAACATTAATTTGTTCTTGACCTTTAATATGATTTGTAAATCTCTCATATAGATATTTTGCTGTTAACGGCGGAAAATTAACCGCATATTGACACCAAGAAATTCTAAACGCTTTGAATCCTACAGGAAATAATTTTTGTCCATATTCATAAAATCTAATCTGATAAGAACCTGCTGGTCTGTTTGCACTTAGATTTCTCAAACATTTTTCTGGAATAGGTAATGATTCAATTTGTTCTTTTGTGATTTGAATCCATTTCACATTTTTCAAGTCTTCATTGTAACCTGTGTATTCTGAATCTTCATCTTTCTTTTGGTCAATCCAATAATCATGAGTTCCATATTGACGAGCATTTTCTTCAAACCAATTAATGAATGATTCTGCATCTTTCACATGATGCGTTTGTGTTCCAACTTGAACAACTTGCCCCGTTTTAATTGGTGCTGAATAATGATAGAATGAATCACGCTTGAAATGTCGAGAACCATATTTTAACACTTTATCAAGTAATGAATCATCTACAAAATGGTCATAGATTGAACGACCATCATCTTTACTAGAATAGTTGATTCTAGTTTTCATCATTGTAGGAAACCATTGATTGGCCGCATTACCAATAACGCTAGTATTGCGAATTACATCTTTTTCATTGTTAAACTCATTTAACACTTCAAACTCATGAACAGGAAAGTTTGACATTTGATTGAACTGATTGATAATCTCTTCTTCATCAAAACCAACTCTAGGCGGAAGACCCATTTCATCCCATGCATAAGCAACAACTTTACGCATCTCAATCATCCACTCTTTAAATTCTTCATCGGTCATCCACATGACCTGCTCAAATGTTTTATTTACTTCATGGTCAAGAACATATCTGTTCTTTTCATAGAAAAATTTATTCACAAATCTAATCCTCTAAACATAGCAATTTTTTTATCTGTATGGAAATCTATACATATTGTATTATTACACAATATAATTCTCCCGTCAAGTGCAGGAATGAATATTTGTTCATCAATATCGGAAATCATAATTCTATCTTTTTCTACCAAAATATCCGAGTTATCCATTACAACAAATAAATCCCATTTTGAACTTCTAGAAACTTGAATTTTTTTATAGGATTGAGGAAAAACAAATTTTTCATATTTCGTATTGAATAGAATTCCCAATTCTTTCATACAATATCGAAAAAGCATTCGTTCAGATTCATTTGGAAAATTATTAATATTTTTTCTTATTAAATCAATTTTACTTTTTCTGCCAACATCTAATTGATTAAATTCATTAAAAATAATATCATCTACAATTATAGGTTCTCTCATTTTTCAATTCCGTTCCACACTAATGACATTCTCAATGTCTGATTGTCTCTTGATGTTCCTGCTCGGTGCTGTAATGTTGAATCAAATAATACAAATCTTCCAGCAACAAAATCAACAGTTTCTATTCTATTATCATATAAAGTTTCAACCTTATTCTGATAATATGGGATTTTAAAGTCTGTTCCTGTGCATGCATAGTCATCTGTGTTAATATAATACAATAAAGTAACTCTATCGCCAGAACCAATATCTGAATCTGCATGATATCCAGATTGAATATTATATGGCGTTCCTGTTAAATAGAATGACAAATAATTTTCTACTTGTCTTAAATTAAAAATATCTTTTGCTGTGTTTAATATTTTATTAACTACGCTATCTTTAGTCAAATCTCTATTGTAAATATCTTTATATGCTCTGAAAGATTTTGGTCTGTCTGCTTTTTTTCGATATTGTTCTCCATTACCATAATTTGGAAAAGGAGTTATTGTTCCTCTGAATTTCCATTGAGCATTTTCTAAAAAATAATTGTAAATGGTTTCACAATATTTCATATCGAAAACATTATCTTTATATTGAATCATTTTGCTACATTCCATAATAGATTAATTTTTGATTTGTCTGCGAATTGTTGAACAACATGCCATGCTTTGGCATCGTATTCTGGTGCTGATGGAAAAGGCGGTGTGTGTTCAGGTTTAACTGCTTTGTCATAAGCATAAGGAACAGTATGAAGAATTGCACGACCTTTTTCTCTATCACTTAACTTATGACCAACTTGAATTACATGAACCTCTGCATCAGGCCATGCTAACTGTAGACCTCTATTTAAAGTGCCTGAAGAACCTACGCTCCAAACAACATCAGGTTTAATTGGTAGTTCTCTCGCAACTTTTACAATAGAACCAATAACCCACGGATGCTCTAAACCTAGAGGTAACACACTACGCTTTGTTGGTTCAGCATTTGCATAATCTCTCGCTCTAGCAAGAGTTACATTCAACATACCATTGGCAACCCAATGAATTGTTCCACCTAAATCTAAAACCTTTTGTTGATGCCATGTAGGCTCTTTTCTTTTCGCCATAAAGAATGTGCATTTTTTACCATACTTATTTGCAACATAACATAAAGAAATAGGACCCCAACCTACTTTATTTGCACCACCAAATACCCATTCGTCTGGACCATCTTTAACAAGTTTATCGATGAATCTACACTTAGAACCAGCAGAAAGCAAATCGTCACGAACAACAAAAATGCCATCATGCTCTTTAATTACAGGCGTAGGTTCAGAATCTTTCCATGTTGATAGTTCATGAAGAATGCTGTCAAGTTCTTGCTCATAATCAAGCATAAATTTCATCTTTCAATATTTTTGGCATTTCTTTGTTCATTGCTAATGCTCTAGTAACTAAAGCATTTCTTAATTCTTCAGTCGCCTCTACATCAATAACAAGATGAATTCTTTCTTCATTACCACCATTAATTGCTCTGTGTGGTTTGCGTGTATCGATATACCAACATTCACCAACTTTCATATTTACATCATATCTTTTACCGTCTGCTAACCAATTATTAAAAACTACTTTATCATTTGTTGTGATTGGCCAATGAAGTCTCATCACTTTACCATCTGCAACTCCAGAATCTGCATCTACTTGGTCCGTATGTCTTGCAAGTTCTCCATCGCCTGGTGCTAATTTCATAAAACGAATTCTATGAACAGCAGGAGTTTTTGTCCATTGTAAAAGTTCATTGACTTCAGGAAAATGTTGACGCAGTTCCGTATCTTGTAATTCAAAAACTACATCTTTATTTTCTTCTTGCCATTTATCATTCATCTCTTGTGGTTTAGTTATGAATGCGGGGTCGCTTGTATAACCACGCAAAGATAAAGCAGACCAAGATTTATTTTTATTATAATTGCTATAATGATTTGTAAAATCTAATTTTAAACTCAAAAGTTTCTGATGAATAGCGGTAATTAAATTTAGAGGAACATTACCCATATTAGTTAATCCAACATATTCAGAAGGATTAATATCTTTTAAAACTTCTCTAGGTTCTAAAGAGGTCATAGCATCCTTAAAGTATACTGATATAACTTCAGCAAAAGATGTAAACTTGCAACCCACTTTTGTAAATCCGGCAAGTTCTAATGTAATGTTTGCATCAAAGTCTTCTGCCCAACAGAATGCCCAAGTCGATTCTGTATATTCAGATAAACGCTGGCGACATTTTTCTTTATCTACCCAACAAAAAGATTCAATCACTCTATCACCTTTTTGTTTTTCAGCAAGAACAACATTAGGAAACATTTTGATTGGCGATTTAGTTTTTACAATCTTACTTTCAATAATGTAATCATCTGTGATTTCCATTGTATGGTCTGCCAATGAAGAGGCAATAACATGTTTTTTCATTTGACTGAAAGGAGACAAAGAAAAATAATTGTAATCTTTGTATCTAGATTCAAGTTCAAGTAAATAATCTAATTCATAACCTTTTTGCCACGCTTTCATATTTCAATTTCCTCATAAGGTTGATATAACTTTTGACCATTTTCGTAATTGTCACCATAGTAGATATACGATTTAGAAAAACTCACACTTGCTCTTGGCATGCTTGGCATTGCTTGGTGTGTTTTGTGTCTTGGGATATAAAACATTTCGTTTGGATTCAATGTAAACTCATCAAATAAACAACTTGAGTGGTCAGCGAGAGGGTCAGGATTATTACACACATCTACTTTCCAAGGTGTATTACCAATCAACTGCCAAACATAAACTGCCTCTGCATCATTATGTAATGGAAAACTTTTTGAATGACTAGAAAATGAAACATAAATGTGTGCAGAATATAGTTTTGCTTCGTCTCCAAATAAAATTTCTCTTGCTTTTTTAATTTTAGAATTCAAATATCCGTGCTGTAGTATACATCCATAATATAAGTTATCCAATACTCTAAATGGAGCAATTTTTTTATCGATAGAATTTTCATCAAAATTCATATCTGGCTTTGGTTGATTTTTTAACCACCTAATATGTTTATCGTAACATTCGATAATTTCATTCCAATCAGGAAGTTCTAATTTTAATTTTTCTATTTTAGTTTTTATCATTTTGCAATTTGTGAAAAATTCTGATATTTTTCAAACTTAATTACACTACGAAATTTATCAAACAATTGGTCACCTTTATGACTAATCACAAACACATTAGTCTCTTCACCAAGGGTGTTCAATAAACTCATTACATAATCTGTACCATTGTTGTCTAAAGAAGAATCAAATATCTCATCAAGCATCAATAAATTTGTATTGGCAGAGTTTTTCATTTTTGCAATTGTTCGCCAAGTAAATAATAGTGCCAAGTCAATTCTTTGTTTTTCTCCTTCGCTGAATGATGGGTAAGAAAATTTGTCACGGTGTCTTGCTTTAATTGTTTCATTAAATGATTCATCAATTTCAAAATGAGTAAAAAAGTCCATTGCACTCAAATACTTATTTACCAACTTATTAATTACAGGAAGATATTGTCTAATAATTTTTGTCTTAATGCCTGTATCTTTAAGCATTAAGGTGGCAATATCATAATAATGTCGTTCTTCGTTCAAAATTGATTTTGATTTTGAATCATCAATTGCCTTCTTGGCATATTCTTTTAATTTTTCACGCTCAATCGTAATTTGTTCACCATCAACATTTGCGTTTTCCGATTCAGTTTTCAATTGCTTATTCATTTTTAAAAGCATTGATATTTGATTGTTTGCTGTAGAAATACTTATATTCTTATCTAAGATTTCTTTTTGAACAGTATTGATTTCCGTCAATCTTTCACCAAGTTTTTCTAGTGCTGTTTCTAAAGTAGAAATGTCATAAACTTTCTGGTCTAATTCTTCTTTCATTTTAGATACAATAGATTCTTTATGTTCATGAGGAATACCTTGCTCACATGATGGGCAAGTTGAATTTGAATCAAAGAAATTAATATGTTCTGTAATATCTTTTAATTTACTCTTCTTAGCATTAACTCCTTTTTTAGCAAGTTCAATATCTTTATTGACTTTATCCAAATCATTAATTGAATTTTGTAAAGTAGTCACTTCAGCAATCAAAACATTCATGTTTGTTGTGATTGTTTCCATTTCTGTAGAGTTAGTAGTAATTTTAGCAAGAATCTCATCAACTCTTTTTTGTTTCATATCTTCAAG